TGCAAGAATGATATCCTGCATTACGTTTGTTGTCCAAGCATCGTCTACAACTGTTACTGCTGATTCATGAGCATCAGATGCGTCTCCTGCTAGTGAAACGAAGCCTTCCATAATGTTTAGGAATGCGTCTCCGCCTGCTCCTGTACCATTAATTGCAAGATCTTCAATATCGTTAGCAAAAGCATTGGTCATCAAGCGAACTAGATGATCTTCCAATGCTGCTCCTTCAATATTGTCTTCAAGTGCTTCTGTTGAAACTTCCCAGTCAAGACGAATCTTCTTGGTTGTAAGTTCTACCTTAGAGAATGTTGCGCCTGCATTTGAAAATGTAGGCTGTGCCTGTGCTGCTGCACGGATGACACGCTCTCCAACGTTGACCTTCTCAAGCTCCATTGTGTTAGCTCTCATTGTGACTTTACGGCCATCCTTGGCTAGTACAGTTGCATCCCATACATAATCAATAAAGCGACGAGCCTGTTCTGGTGCTAGAATACCACCTGGTGTACCAGATGGATTTACTGCATTTGCTCCAGTTGTAACTCCATAGTTTGCTGTGGCAATGTTACCAAGCGAATCTGCTGGAGAAAGATTTCCATTAGGTCCTTGTGCTGTTGCACCGCCGATGCCGCCTGAAACTGCAACGCCATCACCTGTTGGATGATTAAAAGACTTTTGGATATCTGTGTTATTTTGTTCTGACATATTGTTCACCTCCTAGTGATTTTGTTTTAGTTAAATAGGTCGGAATTTTTGAGGAAACGTCCGCCCCATAGGGATTTCTGAATCACTTTTGGTGATTCCTGCACAATCTCGCCGAGATCGCCAGACTTGCGGAAAGCTGTATCTGCAACTACGGCATCAACTGTCTTTCCAAACTCATTAAAGCTTCCCTTAACTTCCTTAACCTCAGCGGTTACGGATTCAAGAGATTTTGTGATTGCATCAACATTAGACTGCATAGTCTTTACTGTTGCTGCTAGATCGCTCAAGGCATTAGTTACAGAGCTCTGAATATCAGAAACTGCTTTTGCAACTTCTGCTGTTGCTGACGCAACCTCAACAATTGCTTCATCAGCCTTCTCTGTTACTTCTTCAATAGAAGGAGCACTAACCTCTTCAACTGCAACATCTGACTTTTCAGTTACAGCCTCTGCTGCAACCTCTGGTGTTTCTGCTACAATCTCTGCTGGAGCCTCTGGAGCAACCTCAACTTTTTCAACTTCTGGAGTTGCTTCTGCAACTACATCTGCGTTTTCTGTCATAGGATTATCCTCCTTTGCTATCTTAATTGTTCTAATGCCTTTTGCACTATCAACTAAGAACTTTATCATTGTGGTTTTTTCTGAATCATTTTTTTCAACAAATCCAATATTTTTCATTTCTTCTCCAGAGACTGGGCTAAGCTCTGTTTCATTTTGAGAGACTGTAACAATGCCAGACTCTTTATCCCAAAATACATTTTCAACAACAGTGTTTGCTGATGAACCAGTTAGTGTGTCTACACCGTCAACTTTTTCAACTGACATAATATTTGCAAACTGATTTGCAGGGGAATCAACAAGACTCAACTCTATCAAATCGTATTCTTTAATAACCCTAATTGTCTTATCTGATTTTTCATCATAAGCATCATCCCACTTGTTCATTCTTCCACCAATTGAAAAACCAGTATAGGTTCCGTCTAGAACTTTTTCCCATGCATCCTGTGCACCCTTAGAAATATATGCTGAAACAAAAACACCTTTATAAAACTTCTTTGACTCTGGATCAAAATACTTTTCTTCTTTAAATGAAACCATCTTGCCTACTGCTGATGGCTGATGCATTTCTCTAATGTTCCCACGGAATTTTGCAAAGGCATCCATAGATGCTTCTGTTGTTACAATATCATCTTGCTTGTCTAGATTGTCTAGAGATGCAAAACCAGAGACAATACGACGGCCTTCATCAACTTTTGTAAGAGGCATGGATAAGCGAACTTTGTCGCCATCAGTGGTCCAGTGTGCTTTATTTATATTCATAGCGTTTCTATTATACCAAACCTTTTATAACTTTTCTTAACTATTGAGACGATCTACCTTCACCCTGTGCATTGCGACCACTTGTGGTTGCAGGACCATCGGATTGGCTGTTTGTTCTTTCTGAATCTCTTGATCTGTTACCAGCAAGGTTGGCTGCAGCATCTGTTGCCTGTCTTGGAGACATAACAAAAGGAGCATCTCCGTCTGGATGTTGAGGAAGACCAATAGCTTCACGAGCCTCATTTGGCATCATTACCTGAGTCTTTACATATCTTTCAAGAATCTGTGACTGAGTAATTTCATCAGTTAAGGTTAGCTCATTAAACTTAAGTTCAAGAATATCTGTTTTTTCCTTGATGATTTTGCTAATGACTTTATTCAAGTGTCCTTGGGCTGGACGAGATACCTGCTCTTTAAATGTTCTATCCTGTGCAATTGAAGCTGCGATTGCTGCTGAATCAGTACCGCCAAGTTTTGAAATTGGAACCTGATGTGCAACAAGAATATCATCACGATTTTGCTTGCGGTACTCTTTAAACGATCCATCCTGAATACCATTCTCAATTGGCTTCATATCAAACTCAACTTTATTTTGATCTGTATCCCCAGGAAGCGGTATGTAAAGAGTTCTATGTGACTGAGCCTTTAGACCTGTCTGTAAGAAGCGGAACATCTTATCTTCTGCCTCTCCAGATAGTTTTGCGCCCTTGAGTGTTACGACATATCGTGGAACAGCCTTGTTCTCAAAATAATCAATATTGTATTGTGATGCAAGTTGATCGCCAATTAATGAGGGTAGTGCTGCAATAATGTCAGGTATTCCATAGTATGTATTTAATGGAGAATATTCTTTAATATGAATAATTTCATTTGGACGTGGATCATCTGTTACTGGGTTAACATTCCTTGCACCAAAGTTTCTAAAGTAAACAATCTTGTGTCCAATAATTTGCATGTATCCATCACGTAAACGACGAACGCGAACAGTAGTTGAAGGGATGTGGCCAATATATCCAATATCTCCGTTAACAGTGCGACCTACTTCAATATATCCATTTCCAGTAGACTCAACATCTGTGTAAACCTTTTCCATTGTCTTAGTAAAAGAATCATCGTCATTAAGATTTTCTAGCCAATCACGCATTTCAAGCTTCATTCTTTCAATACGCTTACGAGCACGACCAACTGCTAACTCGTCATCTTTATTTTCAAGACTTAGCATTGTACGATCTGTTACTTCAAATGAATAACCAAGTCCAACAATATTAGCTACCTTAGCATCAATGGCTGCGTGGTTAGCAAATGATGTGTCATAGAAACTTGCAAGTTCATATAAATTCCAAGGTGGAGTAATTACATCATAGATTCCATAGCCATTGCGATATACAGTACCAGGATTTATAGATTTTGATCCCGCATCTACACCTGCAGGAGTTGCATTTGCTGAGTCAAGATATGCTGGATTATTTATGTCTAGGGCTTTGCCAATATTTCTTGCAGTTCTTCTACGAAAGTTTTGATCTAGTCCAGAATAATCTTTTAGAATGTCCCAAGACTTATTGAATGGATCTTGTTCTTTAAATGGATTATCTTTTTCTTCTTGTGTATTTAAGCTGGCAGAAATATATGTATAGTCTTGGTCATTACTCATCAAATGCTTCTTTCCCGTGAGTCTTAAGAGTCTGTTGTGCTGCATGCCATGCACCTAAATCATTTCTTGATGGAATCAAACCATTAACCATACGATCAAGTTGCTCTGAGTGTTCTTCTTCAGTAATCCTGGTTAGTCCTGGAACAAATACTGCGTCACCATCTCCAGGATCTCCATAGTGTCTTGCTGCACTCTTTAGTTCTGTAATCTTGGCAATATCACCACGCATTGATTCAATGTTTAAAACATTACCGTCGCCGTCTGTAAACCATTTTCCAGTGGACTTCTTGTACACATATAGGCCCCAGTCATAGTTCTTTTCAATGACCTTTTTTCTAACATTACCTACAATAGGCAAGCCAGTCTTTTGATTAATTAATGGATTGTTTGTTGTACTCATAACCATAAGTATACCATAATGATGTTAAAGTGAACTACCCTTAACCATTAATACAGCTTAATCTCACAAGCGTCTGTTGAGCAGTAGCTTTCGCCTTCAGCCTCAAGATTTTCTACACCATCATAAATAGCAGACCAGTCAATCTTGCCAATCTTGCCAACATATGCGTTATATTCTTCTCTTGTGATCTCGCTGTATGGTTGCTGAGGATATGTCTTATTTCCCATTGGAAGGAACGAGACTGCCTTAAGCTGGCCCTCATACATATTAAGTGCTGGAGCAACAAACTGCTTTTCAGTTTCCTTATCAAATGAAAGTGTTACAGAAACACCATTATCTGACCAGTACTTCTGAGCAGTTGCTGCCAAACCAATCTTTTCAAATAAGCTTACCTGCTTCTCAGCACGTCTATGTCCAGATGCAACTGGGAAATAAACTACCTGTGTATTTGCTGATACTAGATCTGCTTCAATTTTATATCCCGCTGCTTTAAACAAATGAAGCATTGGATCAGTGTTTCCAAAGCGAATAGCACGAAGATAGAACTCTCCGCCAGGTCCCCAGTGAACTCCAGGGGTAGCACCAGAAAGAAGTGACACAGATCCTGATGGCTTAACAGTTGTTACACGAACTGATTCACGAACACATAGCCATTCTGAATACTTGTGATCATAATGACGAATCTTATTATATCCTTCATCCATCCACTCACGAGTTGTTGGTAGTCCATTCTCATCAGCAAATGAAGCAATACCTGTCAAAGATGTTCCAATACGGCGATTACGTTGCATGATTCCGTTTGTTTGTGGCCAGTGTGTCGGAACAAGTGTTACAGTCTTTCCATAAAGGTATGCAAACTTAAGGGTACGCAGGAAGTCCTCCTTGGACTCATGACGATTTAAGTGCACTTCTACAAGTGTACAAAGTTCGTATGACTCCAATGGCTGCTCCGCACAAGGATTGAAGCCCATAATGCGAGCATCCTTATAGTCTGGAGCATCGGCAAGACGGCCATAACTGCGAGCAACATCCAACCAGATAAAACCTGGTTCTCCATTATCTGCAATTAAATCTACATAATCTTCATACTTTGTTCCAACCTCAGCTGAGATTGAATTATTTGACATCCATGCCCATCCTGGTTTTTCTGGATCATATGAATTTCTTTCAGGAAATACTTCTGGGTTTTTAAGATTAATAAAGCCATCATCTTCTGCTGTGCCAAGTGCAAGGGTAGCAGAACGACGAACATTACCTGATACCACACAGGTACCAATAAGGTTAACAATGTCTACAATAGCACGGCTATCCAAGAACTCTCCTGCTCTAGAGCCTATTACATTGCGAATGCGTGTGTGGAGATCAATAAGTGGTGCTGGACCGCTGGCAACGCCTCCAAAGCCCTTAA